ATTCAGGATGCCTGCACAAAGTCTGTTGGATATTTTCAGGTCTATGTTGACCCAAATGATGACAGGGGTATGGGGGAAGTTAAAATTAGAACCCTTGAACCTTTCGATGTATATGTAGACCCCCAGTCTAGACACCCACTATATACAGATGCAGCATACATAATGGTACACAAGATATTGCCACGGGCACAGCTAGAGATGCTATATCCGGACAAGAAAAGTAAAATTAGAAATGCAAACTCACAATATCCATCCCATGGCGGCTCACTAGCCAAGGCTGATGAACATGATTTCCAGTATAAAGATGTATCTGAGGGATACTCCATACTTGGAGAAGATGAGATGTTAATTGATTATTATGAGCTATACGAAAAAATATCTATTGCATATATGAATGTGTTTTATCGTGTTGAGCCAACAGAACTTGAGCTTCAACAGATAAATGAAAGTGTTGCTACACAGCTGGGGCAGATTAAAAAGGAATCAGAGGTTGAGGTTGAAGAAACCCTGACAAAGATGATAGAGGCGGTGAATAAGGGTGATATGATAGAATCTCGCTTTGAACGGGAGAGGGAAAAATTATTACAGGCAACTGCAGCGGGATATGAAGCAAAAAAAGAAGAGCTTACGCAAGAGGCAATGGAGGCAGCAACAGACGAAAAGCAGGTAGTTGTTACAGAAAAAGAATATAAAATTTTAATGAAGGGCTCTTTAGCTGACAATATAATTCAGGCTACAAAGTTTTATGACACTAGAATTAAACTGGCTATTGTTATTGGTGACGAATATATACAGGACTCTATCCTGCCGGGATATGATTTCCCAATTGTTCCGGTAAGCTATAAATATACCGGGACTCCATTCCCGATGAGCGCAGTTTCACCACTTATAGGTAAACAAAAAGAATTAAACAAGGCCCATCAATTGATGGTACACAACGCTTCATTGGGTTCCTCCTTGCGTTGGATGTATGTCGATGGCTCGATTGATGTTGACCACTGGGAGCAGTACTCGGCCGCACCCGGGGCCCTGCTCCCTGTAAATTCAGGATATGATGCTCCTACCCCAATATTACCGGCACAGTTATCTTCTGCGTTTGTTAGCATTGTGGAAGAGGGAAAGGCTGACATGGAATATTTAGCGGGCATCTACTCAGCCATGCAGGGCGACACCGGTTCTCAGCATGAAACATATAAGGGCCTTTTAGCCAATGATGAGTACGGGACCAGAAGGGTTAAGGCTTGGATGGAGGGGAATGTTAAAAATGGACTTACCCGCCTTGGACAGGTGGTTAAGGATTATGCACAATCAATTTATACAGCACATAAGGTTTTTAGGCTGGTTCAGCCATCTGCTATCCAAGAGCAAAAAGAAGTGGAACTTAATATCCCAATTTATAACGATATGGGTGAAGCAATTGGGAAGTGGAATGATTATTCGACAGCCCAGTTTGACGTCAGGGTGATAGCCGGACAGTCAATGCCCATTAATCGCTGGGCATACCTAGGTGAGCTTAAAGAACTTATGCAACTTGGCGTTATAGACGACATAGCTGTTTTGGCTGAGACTGATGTTAAAAATAAAGAAGGTATAGCCAAGAGAAAGAGCATGTATGCTGAACAACAGGGTCGCATTACAGAACTTGAAGAATCCAATAAGGATAAGGAGGGAACAATTGAGACTCTTGAGCGTCAGATGATACAGCTTGGTATTAAGGACAAGGTGAGACAAGCGGAACACGACATGCGTAAGAAGGTTGTTGATACCAGCGCAAAAATTAAAGGTGATGCAGCAGTCAACAAAGCTAATCAGGACAGGTACAATTATGAAATGTCCGTCGAGAAGCAGAAATATAAGGAAGAGCTGCAGAAAGATTTACAAAATAAGCGTTTGGAAACAAATGGCGAAAAGAAGTAACTTAAGTAACAAGATTAAGGAGATATAATGGCAGTTAAAGGTAACTCAGAAGACTTTTTCGACAAAGTAGCCGAATCAGTCACTGACTCTGATAATTTCTTTGAAGACCTTGAAAAGGACGTAAACCCAGCGGTTTACGATGACAATCCACCAGAAGAACAGGTAACTCCCGCTGCAAAAGCGCAACCGGACTCCGTAAGCGATAGTGGTATTGATTGGGACAGTGATGACAATCCGTTTAAAAAGCGTTACAGCGATTCTTCACGAGAAGCACAGACACAGAAAGCAAAGGCTGATGAAAATTCTCAGTATGATGCTATTATTAATGTGATGAAAAAAGACCCCGGACTTATAGACCATGTCCAAGACTACCTTGAGGGAGGTTCTAAGCCGACAAATAGTCTGCCAGAAGATTTTATCTTCGACCCAGATGAGGCTATGACCGACCCCAATTCAACTTCTGCACAAGTATTTGAAAGTGCAGTTAAAAGAATTGTAGACCAAAAGGTTGGACAGAGCGAGAAACAGCTTAATGAAAAAATGACGCAGAGTGAAAACCAGCGTCAGACTAGAGCTGAAGCCCGCAAGTGGATGATAGACAGGGGTATGAGTGAAGAGGATTTTGCCGGCATGATGGCTAAAGCTGATGAACACCAGATTTCATATGATGACATTTACACCATTCTTAATCAGGATAAAATTAAGAAAAATGTGTCTAAGAGCACAAAAAAGGATGTAATGGACCAGATGAAGTCGGTTCGTCAAGCCCCTACAACGGCGAGTGCAACAGGTAGTGCTGATACGGAAAGTATGACTGAAGATGACCGCATTTTTGATTACATCAAGAATGTAAATACTGATAACCTGTTCGACTCGTAGACCTATGTAAGGTCTGCCGTCGTTCTTAAGAAAGGATGGTAGACAAATGAGCGTATTAAATTACGACAACAATCAAGTGCTATCTGACGTCACTGGCATAGCTGGAGGCGACCCGAATACCGGTGAAATGCGGAGAAAATATAATTTCTCTGCACAGTTCTCAGAACTAGCAATAGACCAAACACCCTTTTTCCGAATGGTCTCTAAAATAGGAAAAAAACCAACCGACGACCCCCAGTTTAAATTCACGGAAAAGCGTCAATCATGGATGAAGCGTTATGCGTATTGTATAGCAGCCGGTGTAGATACACCAGCTGATGCAGGCGATGTGGCAGGCCTCCTTGACGGTGACCTTGATGCTGCTGAGGTATTTTTGTATATGGCTACTGATTATTTATCTCATGGCAATATCCAGAATGTTATTGGGCAAACCGGCAATTTAATTGGCGGTGCAGGTACAAGACCTGAATTTTACTTACCTAATCAGGTGATTAAAATTAACTATGCAGCTACTTTAGGTGGTGTATTTTCAAACTATGCACTATATAAGGTTGGAGCAGTTCAGGCGGGCTGGTATGCTCATACTATTGACACCGGTCCAGACACAAACTCTGTTGTAGGCGCATTTGTTGAAGGAGTTGCTATTCCAACTGGCGCTACAGTTGATTCTGATGGTAACCCAACCTTATGGTGGGAAGCTGTCCAGTTAGCAGTAGTGGCTATCAAAGATGCTCCTGCCAACAGTTTCCTTACAACCTATGAAGACGATACTGGTGCTTCATTTTTGGACGACGCATCTCCAAATGCAGCCTATGATAACTCAATTGCTGAACATTTAGAGCTTAGGCGTTCATATGTTACTGGTACTGCATACGGTGAAGGTTCAACCTTAATGGAAGCTAACTGGTCTGACCAGCCTTACTCAACTGGATATGGGTTAACTCAAATATTCCGGACTGAGTTTGGTATGACCAACACTGCACGGGCAACTGCTTTAAAGTATGAAGCAGATGAATGGGCACGGCTTTGGCGTGATAAGTTGATTGAGCATAAATGGGAAATAGAACAGACTGCGCTTTTTGGTAGTCAGAAAACTGTTTCCAGCATTAACTATACTCAAGGCGCTGTTGACTATATACTAGCAAACAGCAACCTGTTTGAGTGGAGTCCAACAAAGAACCAAGATGACTTCTTGAATGATTTAAGTCAGCTTGTTGACCCACGTTACAACAACTCCAAACGCATGATGTTCTTCTGTAACACTGAAGTATACAACTGGCTGTATAAGCTAGGTGCATCTACTGGTTACATGGGAGCCAACATGTCAGCGTCAGATTCCAAAACTCGTTTTGATTTTGCTGTTAAAGGTGGAAAGAAAGCCTTTGGCATTGATTTCTCAACAATCTATACACCATACGGCGACATTAATATGTCTCGCTGTATTGCACTAGATAATAGTGGTGTTAAGATTCTGGGTTGTAACATGGACTATGTGAAATGGCGTCCGCTGGTAGGAAACGGCGTAAATCGTGACACATCAATCTATGTTGGTGTTCAGACACTTGAGAATACCGGTACTGATAAAAGAGTAGATATGATACTTACGGAAGGTGGATTTGAATGGTCCATGCCT